TGCCCGGCGGTAAATGCGTTAGGCGCTACTTCACGAGCGCCGGCGAACTGACGCTGATACGCAGCCTGCTGCTGCGGCGTCAGCAGCTTGCGACCCTGCGGGTCAAAAAACTCGATGATGCCGCCGATGACGCGGGGGATAGCCTCGCCGATACCCGCGCCGAATGCGCCCAGTGCCCCAGACGGCTTGCCGGTTTCCTTCGTCGGCTTAGGGGCGCCCTGCGCCCGCACACGCTTGATCTCAGCGGCCAGCGCCCGCGCCGCGTCTACGTCGCCGGCCTTGTCGGCGTTGATCAGCGCGGTTTCTAGCTGCTTGAGTGTCGGCACGATTAGCCCCCGTACTTCTTGAGCAGGTCGTCAATGTTAGCGCCGCGCTTAGTCTCGCTGCGAGGCGCCGGGCGCGACGCGCTGCCGCCTTCCAGACGTGCCTTGCGCTGTTCCGCGCGCTCCATGCCGCGGCGGATGATACCTTCAAATTCGCGCGCAGCCTTGATGAAGCCAACTTCCGACGACGACCGGCGCATACGTGTCAGCGCCTGCGTGGCTTTCTGGCCTTCGATTTCGGTGATCTGCCCAGTGCCGCGCAGGCTTTCATAAGCCTTCAGGAAGGCGCCGCCTTCAATCTGATCGACCAGCGCGTCAAAGTCAGCGGACTGCGTGCCGGGGATGAAGCGCAGACCGGGGATGCCCGCCCCGACAACGCTTTCAAAGCCGGGGTGCGGCGCGCGGCGCCCGCGCACGATCTTGCCGTCCTTGACGTTCAGGTCGCCGATCATCTGGTCGATCACGGACAGCGTGTTCATCGCGCTGTCGCGCGCCGAACCGTACTTATCCAGAAACTCCACGTCGGTGTCGGCCTGCTTTTCCGCACGCTTCTCTTGGTAAAGTTCGCCGGGCGTCTTGCGTTGCACTCTTGCTTCGGCTTCGACGCGCGACAAAGGCACCTGCGCCGAACCGGGCAGCGGCGACTGCATCGGCGACTTACCCTTAAACTGCCGACCAGTGTCCTCGTATTCTTCCAGCGCCTGTACTCGCGTCATGCCGGCGTCGCCTTCGCCGGGGCGGTAGACAGCGCTGCGCATACCGGCAGCCGGCTGTTCATCCGGCATGATGCGGATGTTGTTGCTGCGCAGGATTTCCGCCAACTGGGCGTCCTTGCCCGGCCCCGCGGCCGCGCGCATCGCTTCAAGGTTGGACTGCGACACGACGCCGGTGTCCATCATGGTCTGAACAATACCCGCCAAATCCGGCTGCGCCGCGCCGCCAGCCGACATCGTCTGGAACTCAGGGCTATTCTGCATCAGCCGGCTGGCGCGCTTCTGGACCTCCAGAAAATCGCTTTCGCTCAGGTCGCGCAGCATGGGGTCGGATACATTAGCGCCGCGCGCGACAGCGCGGGCAGCCGCGTCAAGCTGCTCTGGCGTAGCCGGAACCGCTTGCGGTGTCGCCTGAGCGCGCAAGTCCGCCGGCGTTGTATTGACATCTCGCGTGGGGCGAAAACCGCCGGCTGGCACAATACCACCCGAAGGCTGCGCGGGCGCGCCCGCAACCGGCGCGGCGGGCCGACGCTTAAGCTGCCGCGTGGTGAGCGGGTAGACGCCTTGCGCGCCTTTTTCGGCGGAGAACCCGCCGGTCACAGCAACACCGTAGTTGCCGTTTTCGTCCATAACTACTTCGGTTTCTAGCGGACCGTATGTAGCCCTAAAGTTGTCGCTCAGGCTACCGACCATCTTAAGCAGTTCGTTTCTGCTAAAATTTTCAGGTGGCAGATTAGCGGCAAAAAATTCCGCAAACTGGGGCGCGTCACGCTGCATATCGCGCAGCAGCAGCACATAACCCTGCGCATTCATAGTCTGGCCGGCTCGTTTAGTGTAAAAGTCGAACAGCTTTCCGGCCTGATCAATCTCGGCCGCCGAAGCCTCGCGGCTTTCCTTGGCCTGCGCGAGTTGCATTTCCTGCGCGGCTTTCGCAGCCTGCCGTTCCGCCGCGCGCTGCTGCGACATCATGTTCATCATCTGCGCGTTGCGCTGGATGGCCGTGCCGAGAAAGTCGGTCTGCGGGGCGCGGGCCTGAAGGGCGATCATCTGGTTGGCCATTAGAAGATACTCGGATTGGCGCGCATGGCGGATGTCACGTCAGGGACCAGCGACGCAGACGGAGCGCCGCGGTTGAAGTAGTTCAACTGGGCCTGATACAGCGGGTAGTTCATCGCCGCCTGACCGATACCGCTGAGAGCACCAGACAGCGCGTTGGCGCTACCGACGTAGCCCGACGCGCGGGCCGCGCCAGCGTTCATCAGGTTCTGCGCCTGCGCCTGCCCCGCCTGCCCGGCCGCGCCGGTCAGCGTATTCGCCGCGGACTGGCCCGACCCCATCAACGACTGAAGCGGGTTCAGACGTGCAGCGCGTTCGACCTGATAGCGGTTGAAGGCGTTCTGGTACTCTTGGCTGGCCAAGTCCTGCCCGAAGCGCTGGATGCCCTTCATGGTCGCGCCCGACAGCAGACCGCCGCGTGCCGCCGCCGACCGCTCCAGCGCTTTCATTCCTTCGGCCTGCCGGAAAGCGTAGCCGGGGTCTTGCTGGAACTGCTCGGTGCCGAACGGCTTGGCGAGGCTGCCGTAGCCAGCCGCCGTCTGGTCGCCACCGATGCCGAGCAACTGCATGATCTGCTGCTGGGCGGTCAGGCCAGCCTGCCGGAACGGTTCCTGAAGTTCGATCTGCCGCTGGAACATGCGCTCCTGTGCGGCGAGGGCTTCCTGCGCGGCGCGCTCCTGCGCGCTGGCGGCCTTCTTCGCGCCGCTCGACGCGACCAGACCACCACCAATGGATGCGACACCCCCGATAATTGCGCCGGCGACTGGCATCAGTCCAACTCCATCATAAAGATACGGTGCGGGGCACCGAAGGTTTCTATCACTTCTCCGGTCGGCTGCATACCCCCTTGCCGCGCGAAGCGCTCGACGTGGCGGGCCTGCGGCGGGACGCGGGTCCAAAGCATCTTGGCGCCGTGGCGCCGGGCGAAGTCAATTCCTTGCGACCGGGCGGCGTTACCCCATTCGCCGCGGCCCGACCGAAGGATGAACGTATGCACCTCGTACGTTCGTGGCGCGGTCCACAGCAGTGCAAACCCGCCATGTTCACCCATCAAAAACCAGTGCTCCGGGCGCTCGACCAGCGCCGACAAGTCCAGTTCACCGGCTTCCGGCGCACCGACATACGGACGGACATCGGGGTGGTTGACCACCCAATTGACCAGCGCCGCGTCGTGGGTGCGCTGCAAGTGCATCAGGTGATCTCGCGGCCTGATGCACGGATGTTGACCGACAGCGAGGCGCTGGCCAGCGTAGAGATGAAGCCGTTCGGGGCCAAGGCGTGCCCGACGATCTCCGGGAAGGTATACGTCTCGTTCGGTTGCAGCGTCTTGGTCTTCACGATCAGGTTCTGCGTACCGGCCGTGTCGGCGGCCGTCACCAGATTGACGCTGATCGACGCTGCCGAGGTGCTGTAGTTGGTGGCGGTGAACTTGTCGATGATCGTGGTCACGTTGGTCGCGGTGTACTGCGTGGACTGCGTGTTCTCCGCGATCTTCGACGGAATGAGCACTTTGACGGTAACAGTCATGGTTCAGGCCCTTAGTTGTATTCGGCTTGTAGCGTTATGTCCGCCGAAGCCAAAATTGTCGAGGTGCCGACGCGCCGAATGCCGATATTGATGATCGCGTCGGTAATGCCCAGCGTCGGCTGCGACACCAGCCACGCCCGCGACGACGACAGCGCCAGCCAAGTGCCGGTCGCGGAACTGCTGCCGTCGAGAACCCCCGACACAACCGTGACGTAGCACTCGTAGTTGGTGGCCTGCGCGCCCGGCACGCACCAGTCTTCCAGAAAGATGTAGCCGCCACCGTTCTGGCTGTAGTTGGCCGTGCCATCTGACTTTAGCTGGTACGCCGCGGAAGCAGTGCCCAGCGCATTGAAAGCGTAGATGTACTGCGCGCTAAGGGTAATCGTAACGGCCGACGCGCCCCCGCCAGCGCCAATCAGCGAGAGGACCGCGCCGCTCATCAGGACAGCCCCGCCCCGCTGATGACCCAGACCGTAGCGGCCACCTTGACGACCGTGGCCAGACCGTAGCCCGCCAGCGTGCGAGAGCCGGTGTTCGTGGTGCCAGCCTGCCGCAGCGTGTCGGACGTGATGGCGATGGTCTGCGAGGAGCCGCTGTTGTTGTAGATCACAACGGTCGCGCCAATCGGGAACGCCACCGAGGCGTTAGCCGGAATGGTGATGCCGCCGGTCGTGATCGAGATGTGCTTGCCGTTGTCGTTCAGCGTCAGCGCGTAGGCGCCGGTCTGGGCGTTCTGCGGGGCGCCGCGGTAGCCGACGCTGTCCGTGCCGATGGTGCCGGTGGCGACAATCGCCACGTCCTGCTCCAGCGAGGTGATGTCGGTGTTGGCGCCCGATGCGGCCGCGCCGAGGTTGGTGCGGGCGTTGGCAGCCGTCGTGGCGCCCGTGCCGCCGTTGGCGACGGCGACGGTGCCGGTCACGTTGGTGGCCGTGCCGGTGATGCTGCCGGCGAAAGTCACGCCGCTGCCGATGGTGCCGCCGGTGATGCTGACGTTGTCAGCGTTCTGCGTGGCCATCGACCCAGACATGGCGATGTTGTCCACAGTCCAGATGAGCGCGTCGGCCGAGGTGCGCAGGACGACCTTGTACGACACGCCGGGCGCGTACCAAATGTCGGCCTCGCCGCGCGCGTCAAGGATGACCGGGTTGGCGTTCGGCGTGGTGCCGCCCGCAGTAGTGTAAGTCGCCAGCGGCGTGGTCGTGCCGGCCTGATAGGTGTAGACCTTGCCGCCAGCCAGCGGAGCGCCGTTAGCGTCGAGGAACTGGGCCTTGGGCGGTGGAGAAAGGATTGCCATATCAGTAAGGCCCCCCGGCATTGATGTTGTTGGTCACGGTCAGGATGACCGACGGAATAGCAGGGTGGAAGGCGCTGGCGGCGCTGGAGTTCAGGTACACGCCGGTGTCGTCCACGGCCCACATCAGTTCAAAGTAGTCACCAGCGTTCATGGATAGCAGATAATTCCATGCAGCAATAGTGGCGAAGTTGTTGCCCTTGGTGCGCACCTGCCCAGCGCTGTCAGGCACGTCCGTGCCGTTCTTGCGCAGCCAAATCCACAATAGATGGTCGGTCGCTATCGTGGTGTCGATCTGCGCCGAGAACTGGATGTTGTAGATGTTCGCGGTATCGACGTAGACGCGCGACGTGGGCGTGCCGAGCGTGACGCCGAGGCTCAGGTCGGTCGTGTTGAACGTCATCGCGTAGGCCGTGTTAACCAGCGCGGCAGTCTGATCCGTCGTGTCGTAGAACGAGCCGTAGCGATGCCGCGGCAACTGCGGTGTGTGCGCAGGCGCGAGGTTAAGCCCCTGCAACTCCTGCATCACCTGATGCTCGGACAAGTTGTTGTCGGTTGGCGGCCCAAGCTGCACCTCGTCCAGCGTGACCGGGTTGTTGCCGCCGCCGGTCAGCGTGAACAGGTTGAAGAAGAACCGATACCAGTCACGGGTCATCAGGCCCGTGCGCTGGTCGATGACGCCGACACGGGACGCGGGTATCTTGGTTATGTTGACCGGTTCAGCCATTTGTCCCGCTCAGGAGCAGTTCGGCGCCAATGATGCTGATCTTGACCGGGTCGGTGCCTGACACCTCGTAGACGCGGTCGCGCAGCTTGAGCGTCATGCCGAGACGACGCCACAGCGCGCGGCGGCTGTACTGGCCGATACGCCCGATGGAAGTCCAGTGCTCGTTCGACCATGTATGGCCGCCGTCGTCCGACCAGCGCAGCATAACCTGCGGGTCCGCGCCCTGCACGACCGGCGTGGTGCCGGGCACCTCGAACAGTTGATCTTGAAAGTCTAGTTCAAGCGTGTAGTCTGGGCTGCTCTGCGTGTCGCCAAACGCCAGCCCGTTCAGGCCGACACCGACTTCCAGATTGAGTTGCAGCGAGTGCTGCGTCGTACGACGCAGGTTGTTCGCGCCGGTCGGCAGCGCACGCCACGACCGCAGCCACTTCTGCGGAGTGCCGTTGTCAGCATAGGTCGTCAGGTCGAACGTGTAGATGTTGCCGTTCTGGTAGTCGCCGATGATGATGTTGCCGTTGAAGTTGCACTGGCAGTTGCCGCGGTGGCGGGTGAACTCGCCCGCGTCGAAATACGCCCGCTCGTGCCATGCGCCGGTCGCGGCGTCATAGACCCACGTCGTGTTGCCGCTGGGGAAGTTCAGCACGTAGAAGGCGTGGCCGTCCTGCTGGTAGGTGTAGGCCACCGCGTCGGTCATGTCCGAGTACTGCTGGATTTGCCACTCGATAGCGTGCGTCGAGATGCGCTGGCCGACGTAACCGCCAGCGCGGTAGACGATGCCCTGACCGCGGGCGTCGCGGCCCAGCCAGAACACGCTGTTGTCCAGCTTGGCAATCGAATAGGGAGCGACGCAGCCGATCTCGTTGTAGGCGCCTTGGATGCGCGCCAGCGGGAAATCGGCTGCGCCGGCGTTGTACCAGACTTCGGTGCTGTCCGTCCCGAAGACCCATACTTCGCGGTGGTCCACGATGATGCCGACCACGCCGTCGGGCGAACCTTCAGCGCTGGCAAAGTCCAGAGGGTCGATTTGTGTGCCGTCCAGCAGCGACGTGACCCAAAGTTTCTGGCTATCCGGCTGGTTGAACACGAAGTAGCCGTCGAGGTAGCCGACCGTCACCGCGCCGGGGAAATCCGGGTCCGTGACCTGCACGTAGGTGTCAGTGGACTCCGTGTAGACGTAAGCGTTCGGGTTCGACACGAAAACGATCTGGTCGCCATTGTCGGCGATGGACACCTGACCGGTGCCGGAGATCGAACCCAGCAGACGCGGCGTGCCGGTCAGCGAGGACAGCTTGTAGACCTCTTGGCCTGACACGACGTAGAAGTCGTCGCCCTGCGTCTGGTGCGCCCACAGCCCGCGAATGGGGCCGGTGCCGACGGTCTGCTGAAACTTCAGGCCCGGCGCGCGGTTCAGGAACGCGGGCATCTGGCCGCCTTCCGGCACGACCTCTGGGAAGAGGTTGATCATGCGGTTGTCGGCGGCGTTGACGCTGCGGGCGACATACGCCGACCCAAGGATCGGCGTCTGCATCAGTAGTTGCCCGCGTAGACGTTAAAGCGCTGGCGACTGGCGATCAGGCTGTACGGCATGGCCATGATGTCGTCGGGGTTGTTGATCCGCTTGAGGTTGCGCTTGCTGGTCATGGCGATGCGCTGGACCTGCGGCGACGGCTCGACGCCGAACTCCGGGGCCAGTTCGCAGGCCAGATTGTAGCGGAACGCCCGCAGGTAGCCCGGCGGGAAGTGAAGCGATGTCGCCAGCGTGACCGGTGCGGTCAGTTCTTCGACCGAGATGAAGTGCCACTCCAGCGCCCGGATGGGCTTCGGATAGACGAACATTTCGATGTCGGGGTAGGTGTTGTTGACGAAGATGACCTGCGGGTACGTCGAAGTCACGGTCTTGACCGCGATGCCGTTGTACTGCTGCTGGTTGATGAACTTGATGCCGTAGCTGACGCCGGTGGTGGCGTCACGGAAGTAGGTGCTATCGTCCAGCAGCACCGGGCGGTTGCCGACGAAGTCGCCAGACGGCCCCAGCGTGCGACGGATTTCGGCGGCGGGCCAAGTGAAGACCTGATCTTGCGTGGAAAAAACCGACAGCCGTTCTGTGTTCCAGCTATCAATCATCTGCTGCATCGCCACCAAGGCGTCCTGCGACGTGTCAGCGGACGGCGTTTCGCCTTCGGCCAGTACGCCGATCAGGCGCAGAGAGCCGTTAATGATGTCGCCCGCGCTGG